CTGTGACTGTCGTGCAGTTTGTGCAACTATTTCATTTGCAATTGCACGAGCTCTTGTTTCAATTTGATCTTGAATTTGAGCGTCAGACGTACTTAGTAAAGATAACTGTTGAGGTTGTGTCTGGAATGAAGTTGGCGCTGGTTCGTTTGTTACTGGGCCGTACGGCCTTCTAATAACTCCCATGTTATTTTTTTATTATTGTGCATTACTAATTGAAGTGTTTGTTGCAGTTGCTAAAGATGTTTTCTTAACCGTCAAGTTAATAACAGTTCTTCCGCCAGTTTCATTGCCAATAATAGTAAGTGTTGCTTGTACATCTGATACTAATTGTTGTTTAGCAACTAAATTAAAACTAAATCCAACTGCTGAAATAGTTTGTGCGGCTTCAGAATCTCCGATAAATCTAGGTACTGTCGGGCTAACTCCTGATTTTACTGGAATATTAACTTGAAGCGTAGCTACGTCTGAATTAGATAAAATTGCGGTATATCCTAGAGTTGCATTTCCTGATGTAAAATTAGTAGTAGTAGGCGTAATATTAACTACTTGGCCTGGAGCTGTTAAAGTAATAGATGACTGCCCAACTGAGATTACAGGAATTCTTGCAGTTTTCTTAGGAAGTGTTACTAATTTATAACGCATAATATTTGATTCATCTGCCGTCGCTTCTACTAAAGGCAAATTTTCTATAATTATTCCATAGTAATCAGATCCTAATGGATGTGCAGGATTCCATAAATCATAGTCAATTTCATCATCTGCTAATGCAAATTGAGTAATTTTAAATTCATCTTTGCCACGTGCTAGTAATTCTCTACCTTTTTTAGTAAGAATTGCGTCAACGGTAATTGTACTGTTATTTAAGTATCCCATTTTATTATACCTTTCTAATAAATATAGATTCACTAAAAATCTAATATTATATTGATTTCGTCGTTGTACCTGTTACAGATTTGTCTATTGTTGTTATTTGATTATTTGCAAATACTACCGTATTTGGATTAACTTTAGTTATTTTTATTACAGGCCCGCCATCTACCGTATTAGCAGAATTAATATTAATTCCAGGTGCTGTTAATTTAGATCCATTCCATTTAGAATTTTCATGACCTGTTCCATAAAAATTATTAACCTCGGCAAATTTTAAACTTGAAGAATAAAATTTATTCAATGAAGCTGATAATGAAGAACTATAAAAATATTCGTCGGCTGTTAATAAATATGTCGATACTCTAGAATTGAATACGGTAGTTTGTAATGCATTATATGAGCCAGATTCAGTTACTTTATATTTTCCAATAAAACGATTTTGAACCCATGTGTCTCCTAAACGATCTACATTAATAGCTCCTTCAATCGTACCTGAATTGCTAGAAAATGTTGACTCTTCCAACGATACATTGTAATTGATTACGCCTAATTTATTAGTATCTATACTAACTTCAATAGGATTTGTATATGATTCAATTAAACCTTCTAATCTTTCAAATTCACTATTTAAAGTTGGCTCGTATTTTTCAATATTAGCTTCTTTAGTTAAATTTTCTATAGTTGGTTTATTTATTAACTTAACTTTACTTCGTTCTAGAACATTTGGCTCTACAACTAATCCAACTACTGCATTAGCTCTTTGAGGTAGCAACTTTTTAATGTATTTAAACATTGTAAAATCATATATTTCCAATGCACGAAAATAAGCTTCAAAGTCATTTCTATTTTCATATTTTTTCCAATATGAAATTGCGAAATTATTTAAGTCTCTATAAGTGTCGTTATATAAATCTCCTGGATTTCCTATATAATCGTCAATTTCAAAATATCCTAATTGATTAAATATATCTTCATTGATTGCAGTTTGCGGTGAAAAGTAAATACCTACTCTATTGGAGTCAATTGAATATCTATCAAAAGATGACTTTTCAATTCGAGTTTTAGTATTTAATCTAACATTAGTATCTAAACTAGAAGATTCAATTCTTACTTTATTTGTATATAAACTAGATCCTCCAATTGACGGAGAAGGCGTATAATATGTTTCTTCAAATCCTTCAAATGCGATAGATCCTGAATTTGCAAATCCTTTAAAGTATAAAGATCCCGTATTAATAGTTTGATTAGGATGCGTTGAAGGCTGATATAGCGAGCCACTTAATATTACTTTGTTTGCTAAGGTAAATCGTTGCAATAAATGGTCATATGGTTTAGATGCTTCCGATCCTGCAGTTAATGTAGCTCTGTCTGAATTGTAAGTATATGTAGTTGGCGATGCTGCATGTTGTGCAATTGACTCATTATTTAATGAGCCAGACCATAAACGAACTTCATGAAAATGCCCATATAACTTAGAAGACCCAGACGCAAAATATAAATTTTCGTTTAATGTAGTAATACCTGAACCAGTTGCAAATGAAGCGGAACGTAAATAAATTTGCTTTCCATATAAAGATTTTGCTACTTTTAAAGTTGCATAACTAGCTGATACATTATTTTCAATTATTATATGGTGCCAGCTATTATCAAAAATTTCTAAATTTTCAATACTTCCTGATTTGCCATTAACAGTATATGTTAATAGTCCTTGATTATCATCTGAAGATTCTTTTGTTAATGATAATAAACTTCCAGAGGATGAAAATATATTATATGCAGTTCCGCTGCTGTAAGTAAAGTTATTATCAGTTTTAAATCTAAATTCTAATGTATTTGGATATACTAAAGATCCAGCTCCATTGTTATATGTGTTAACTGGTAATTGTAAACTTCCTGTAGATGAAGAATACCAAGCATAATGATAAACATCATGAACATATTCTGGATAATGATCATTATCAGTGAATGACGAAGGCCCCCCATATTCTTTAATAGTTAATACAGACGCAGGAATTCCAAAACAAGATAAAAGAGCTTTAACAGATCTAGATGTACCTTTAGTTTTTAATATATAAGGTAAATTGTTTACAATTCTTCTCCAAATTTCTTTTGTGTTTGCAGAGTCGGATAATGTAGTAATTCCTCCTGTATCAGATTGTAATATATTTCCATTTACATCAACACCTAAAGAATATTTCCATAAGTCAGATGCCGATCGTCCATTTAATAAATTAAATCCTAATGAAGTGGCTACTCTATACAATAAATCTTCAGACATTCCATCTTTTGGATGTTCTTCACGAGTATGTATACTTGAAAGTCCATTTACATAAGCCCATAAAATATCAAAATGCTGTGCTAGCATATTTACAAATAACAAAAACTCTTCAGAGTCGTCTGACTCTTGAATATGTAATGGTATTGTATTTTGTAATTTATGTACATTAAATTTATCATATGTTTCTGCTATTTCTAATAAATTAGAATAATATAATTGACCTGTTGTAGAATCTGTAGCAACTTGCATTGCAAAATACTCATACGGATCTGCATTTGTAGATATTGTCCATTGAGTAGAATAGGTACTCCATAATGCATATGCGGCTGTCCAAGTTAATGCAGTTGGGGTTGTTTTAGGCCATGGATCAATTGATCCAGTACTTGAATCATAATGTGTATATAATTTAGATCCAGTAGATTCAAAAAATAAGTATTTTTCGAAATCATCAAAGCTGCTTACTACTGCATTTCGTTTATTATATACATCAGATAAATTACTATTAACAATAGAACCTCCATTGACAGAATTTAATGTATATGTTTGACTTGAATAATATTCGATTAATTGTAGTTTGTATTTGAAGTTTTTAACTCGCTCTACTGCAGAACCGTAATGTACAAAATTATCAAATAATCTATAGTTAATATTTAATTTAACTCCAGCTAATGAACCTGAAAATTGCGAATCAATTAATTGCTGCGAAGTTGAAATGTTAGATGTTAATAAATCGTTCCATGATTTAAAATCAGTCGCGACTGAATTTCCATCCTCAGTTTCTAATTCAAAATTAGGACCTGCTAATGTATTAACTGGATCTGGAATATGTTTAGGAATAATAGAAATGACATCTAATATTGGATTGATAATTTCTTCTGAAATCCAAATTTTAGATTTTTCTCCATACTTAGCTGGTAATGGATTATATAATTT